CAAAAGTTTTGGTATTGAAAGTCGACACGGTAGTCAGTACCGTTAAGCGTGAACTCAACGCATTCTAAATCTAAATAGATGTATAAGTTTAAATTTTTCATTTTTCTTGTTTTTAAAGTGATTCAATAATTCCGATAATTAATCCTAGTAAATAAACTGCAAGTGCAAATTTTAAAAAGTCTTTCATAATTCTTGTTTTTATTGTTTTGTGCCTTATTGACCTTACAAATGTACACAACTTTTTTAAATGTAAATAACTTTAGTGAACTTTTTTTTTAATTTTTTTCAATTATTTTCTAAAACTCAATAAAATCAAGGGTTTCCGAATGAAAATTTTTTTCATAAAAAAAGAGGTGCTAATTAAAACACCCCTTTCTGAATCAAACCTAACCTACTTAAAAACAAGAATAGGCTAATTTAAGAAATATTTTTTTCTTTTATTTTATGTGTCAATAAGTCTTGGTAGCATTTATGCGAAATGGTGAACTTTTCAGGACAACCATCTTTGCAATACATTTGATAACGTAACGTCCCCATTTTAGTAGTGTATCTTTTATGTAAATTTATATTATAACTTGAACACGTTGGACACGAATATTTTTCTTCGCCAAATAATACCCCGTAATGGGTCGTGTTTTGAACGTAAGGCTGTAATTTATTAAATACCTTTTCAAGAATTATCACGTCTTGTTTACAATATTCAACCATCAACTCCAAAGCATCAGCATCTTTGTCTAAAATTATTTTTTTCCAAGTATTAAAACCGCCGTTATCTTTCTTTTGACCCTCGCCGAATAATTTAGCTAAGTAATCCAATTTATTAGAATTAAAATAGAAGCCGTTTTTAGCGTGTTTAAGCGTGTCAATTGATACGTAATAGGGTAACATATCAACGCCCTGCAATAAAGCCCGTGTACGTAGCCATTTGGTATCGAAATTATTTGAGTTATGTCCGATTATTTCGTGCGCTGAATTCATTACCTTAATGAAGTCTTTTAATAGCTTCTTATCGTCTTGTTTTTTGTCCCAAGTTAACGAATGAATTTCGTCTTTACCCTCCCACTTCCAACATACACAAATAATTTTCCTTTCTTCGATAATGTTGTCGGGGTCGATGTTTAATTTGTAACCACTTCGCCAACTAAAAACAATATTTGGACTGACTTCAATGTCAAAGAATAAGCGTTTACGCATAAAAAAGGTTTAGGTAAATAAAAAAAGCGGTTGTTATTCCGCTTCGAATTCGTCTACTATTACGAAACTCCAAATAAACTGAGGTTTCATTAAGTTTAGAATCTTAACAAAGTCAGGCGTATTATTAAACACTAAACAACCCTCAGACCAACCGCCGATGTTTTCAACTATTCTAGTAGATTTTAAATCGTGGGTTGCAGCGTGAAAATTAAAACCTCGAATGTCCGTTTTTATTTCGGTTGTTGGGTTCGTTTTTCCGTCAGTTGTAAAGTCCCTACGATAAGGAAATCCTTTTCTTTGAACTCCAGCAGGTGTTTTCCCTCGGTGCAACCCTAAATAATACCCGTCGTAGTTCCAAACGTTAGCCTCAACAACTCCAGTCCCTTTGTGTCCTTTATTCGTGGTGCAAGTTGTAACCATTACGAATTTAGAACCTTTAAAGATGTAACATTTATCGTCAAACTTGTCGGCAGCATCTTCGTTTGAGCGCACAAATAACGCCCAGTAATTAGACGGTATTTTTTCAAAAGTCTCCAAGCTTTTAACCTTGTCTAGTAACTGCGCATCGGTGTATTTTCTTACATTGTTCATAAACCTATTTTTTTATTGGTTTTTAAAAGTATTATAATAAGGGCAACAAGCCCAAGAATAACGGCTAAAAACTTCATTACGCTAGACCAACTGGTCTTTTTTTCAGCTTGTATTTCTTTACGTTCAGTTTTTGCGTCTTGTTTCAATTTAACCCTATCCGTTTTAGCGTCTTGTTGAATTTGCTCCTTTATTATTTTATATTCAGTTTTAGTTTGATATCGTGTTTTTGGAACGTAAACCGTATTATTTTGAACGATAGTGTCACGGTAATTGTAAAAGTATTCTTTGAAACCGTCTTTTATTATTGAATCTTTGAAATAAATTCTTACGGTGTCAATTCGTGTTTCAATCTTTGCACCTTTTTTTATAGCCTTGTTGATGTGATAGGACGCCGAACAACCATAGAATAATAAAAATAAAGCCGTTAATAAACAAGCTAAAATAAACCCTAAAAGTTTCTCAAGATTAATCATTCTTGAAGTTCTTTTTTAACGTCCTTAACTTTTCGAACCGTATTAATTACCTTTTCTAAAAACGAATAACCTTTAACCGCCTTGAAACTTTCGTCCATTGATTTAACCTCAATTGAAATCAAAACCAACGCTAACAATTTAGTACTTAAGAAATCAACTGCAACAACCGTTTGAGTTAGGTCGTTTAAAATGTAAAAGTCAGTGCAATAAGTTATAATAACCGCAAAGCAATAAGTAATTAACTTTGGTACAAAGCCGTGACGTAGCTTTTTAGATTGAATTGAAACGTTTGTATTGTATGCCCTCCAAAGTCCAAACAAAGTGTCTATAATAGTCGACAAAGCAACTAATAAAACGATGTATTTAATCGGACTTAAAAATATTAATAACGCTTTAAAAAGTCCTGAAATATAACTTGCTATTTTCACAAAATTAAAATTTGATTAGTGAATCCAGTGTCTTCTTTTTTAGCAGGTTTAATGTCGCTATCCTTATTCAAGTTCGAAATGAATTCAGGAAACAAATCTTTGTTTTCTTTTAAGTATTTAAACAACCTAGCTTCGTAAAAACTTGCCTTTTGTGCGTAATGTTCCATTGAAAAAACAACTTCGTTTTGTGTCACTTGGCTTGAATAATCCCCGAATTGTTGTTGAATACCTTTGTTTTTAAGTTGGTAGCTTAACCCGAAAACGGCATCTTCAGCACTTCGCCACGCAACAACGGGTTGAATATAGGTAACAAGTGTTTCTTCGTCGTTGTTTAACGTTTGCGCATTGTAACCCGTTAACATATAATTGTAAAAGTACGTCCCAAGAATCGGTTGCACCCTCATATCGCTTTGAGTCTTAATATAAGGAACAACGTCGTTGACATCAACATTAGCCGTGATAGGTGTTTGCGTCTTTAAATAGTTTTCAGTTATAAAGTAAATCATTGCGCAGGTGTTTGATTATTAGAATCTCCGTTTTCAATCGGAGGCAAAGAAGCCATTGCACGAATTTCGTTAACGGTCATATTTTCCAAAACTTTAACCGCTAATTCTGGTCGCATTGTACTCAAAGCGTCGTTTATTGCAGCTACATTTTCGTCTATTTCTACAATAGTTTCGTTTACTATTTGGAAGTTGTTTATTGAAAGCGTTGCTTTAACTTGGCAAATTTCCATTAAGTCGTTGAATATTTCTTCAATAATACCTCGTAAAGGAATAATCGTGTTTTTTTCAAATATTATATAAGCTTGTTTAATGTCACTTCCAGAACCAAGTTTTCCGCTAACTCGAATTCCCATTAATATAGGGTCGATAATATGCGCTTGACAAATTTTTGAATCAATGCTTTCGGTAGTGTTTTGAAATAAATTGTCGTTTGAATTCGTTGGTATGGATTCGATTTTTGGTAGGCTTTCCGCATTATTCGCAAAGAATGCAATTGCTTTCCCGCCATTTTGCGCACCTTTAGCCTTGTCAATCGTGTTTTTAATAGCAACCTTTTCTTCTTCGCTTTGTGGTTTCTTAGGAAACATCATTGCGAAACTTGGGAAAATACTATTTATAATATTAGATTTCTGCAAATAACTCATTTCGCCATCCAAAAACGCCCAATTCATAGCTGAACTATACTGCGGTAAAGGGTAAACGTCTTGTCCTACCGAGTGCGATTCCCAAACATATAAGCATTCTCTTTGATTTGTTCCCCATCGATAAGGTTTAACCGTTTTAATATCTATTTGACTATTCCAGTCATCGCAAATAAAGTAATTTTCTCCGTATTTGTCACGTCTTACCTTTTCCGCTCCGATGTGTTTAATCTTAATTACGTCCCCAATTTGGTTAAAGCATAAATAAAAATAAACGCGGTTATGAATTATAACGTCTTTCGTTACAACTGGAACCATTTTTTTAAGGTTCACTCGCTTATCAAAAGTGTACACATCTACTTTCTCCATTGCCGTTGCATCCTTTGAAATCGTCAACTCAAAGCCACCACCCACCGCAGCGTTAGTTTTGTAGTCTACAATTGCACCGTGTAAAGGCGAAGTAAAATACATTTGATTTAAAAGTTGTGGGTAAAGGTTGTCCGAACCAAATCGAATGTAACCATTTACTTGTTGTCTAGGGTTTACGTATGGTAAACTTAGATTACCCTCACCAACCTTTAAAAAAGGTGTTGAAAACGCTTGGTAATTGTTGCCCTCAACAACTTGAACGCTTTCTTTTTTTCCTATTTCGAATCCGAATATTTTCATTTAATCGTATATTGATGTTGTTGCCGTTCCACTTACTACCATTCGACCCTCTTCGACAAGGTTTAAACCCGCTGCGCTCGTGTTTTGGTCGACTACAATAGGCACGGGACTTTCATAAACTGAATAAGTATATTGACCTATTATTAAAGTAAGGTCAACTCCTTCCTCTAAGGTAAATAAATTGTATCTATTTACATAAGGTGAAGTATCAACACCCACCCAATAAATAGGTTGCGATGCGGTATTGAATTCGTTCTCAAACACGAACAACCAAGTCGGGGCGCTAATCGTCGAATTCTCCGTAAGTGTTAACGCGAAAGTGTTTATTTCTCCTTTGTCTAGGTAAATCATATCTTATAATAGTAGAAATACGTAATTTGTTATAAAACACAAAACCCCCGAATTTCTCCGAGGGTCTTATTAGATTTTAGTTTGGTTAAACTAGTAATCCAGCGATAACTGAATCATCAACTTCGTATGCAAGGTGTTCGCTTTCCGCAGTTAAAACAAGTGAATATTTTGAACCATCCGCTTTTGTAGTTCCTGAACCCTCACCGTATGCAGTAACTTGAACGTTTTCAAAGTACCAATACTTTCCGTTTCCATCCAAAACAACTACTGAAAGGTCTCTTTGTCCCTCGCCTAGTATTTTAATAGCCAAAGACTTCGCAGCTTCTCTACGGTGAAACATTAAGTTAATTGTTTGTGTAACGAAAGACGAACCATTGATTAAATCAATTGCAGCTTCTTCGGTATAGTTTGAAGTGTTTCTTCTGAACTCAAACTCCAAGAAAGGCGAAGTGTGAGTTATTGAACCGATTATCCAAGTAGTCGTGTTTGCGTTAACCGCAGTTACCTCTTCTTGGTCATTGATATAAATTTTTGTAATTGAGCCGATGTTATTGTCGCATCCTTTAACAATCGCTTCTAAAGTTGTACAAGCCATTTTTATAAGTTATTAAAAAAGGGGTAAGGGTAAACCCCGACCCCCTCTATTGTTAGTAATTAAATTAATTAGTCAAAGCAAACGTTATAAACAACGATTTCGCTTGGGTTAGTGTAATGGAAACCAACTTTCATATTTGCGCGAGTTCTCAAATAAGGCTCTGCAACCGTGTCAGTAAGGTTAACCGCTTTCAACGCTTTAGAATCTCCCTCTCCGTCGAATGCGTAGATTAAGTTGTTCTTAAGTGTTAAAACGATTGTGTCGTTAGGCATACCCTCACAAACTACAACTTTAATTCCTAAGAAAGTCAATCCTAAAGGCAAAGTTACATAAGTTTGAGTGTTTCCTTGAGCCGCTTTCAATTCGTAAGCTTGTGCAACATTTGAAGAAACATAAAGTCTTAAATCCGCTTTCTTTCTCAAAATAGCCGCAGGAGCTGAATTAAGAACCGTTTCAAGAACCGTTAACACGTTTGAAGTTGTAACCGCACCTGAATAAAGACCTGCTGCGATATTTTCGTCACCACAAAGTTTAACTAAATAACCATCACAAAGTCCAAGAATAGGGTCTTCAGTTAAAGCCGTGTCACCTTGCCAACGAATTAACTCAAGGTCTTCTTGAATCTTCAAACTCATTTCGTTCCAGTAGTAGTTCATAAAACTAGCAACCGTAAAGTCACCGTTTGAACCCTGCGCCATTTGCAAAGAAACGAATGATTGCTCCAAATCAAATTGACAAATTTGTGCCATTGCAGATAAAGGACAAACATCGATATCGATTGCGTCAAGTGAATCGTTAGGGGCTGTAAAGTTACAAGTTGAAGCTTTCAAGATGTTACCGAAAGCAACGTTAGCTAATTTAGTAGCTGACTTAATTCCAGGCAAAGTTCTGTAATTGTCTACCAAGTCTTCAGTTAAATAAGCACGTGAGTAAAACTCGTCAGGGTTTGCACATAAAAGCGCGTTAGTTTCGATGTCTAAATCGAATTTTAATTTTCTGTTCATTTTAATTTTCTTTAAATAATTGTCTATACTTTTTTAAACGGTCAATTGCCGTGAATTTTTGTTCCGACAATTCAACTTCTTCTGTTTCCACTTCTTCTTGAACTGGAATCAATGCTTTTACTTCGGCAATAGCTTTCATTAATTCGGTAGCCATTGCGTCTAAAACAGGTTGAACGATAGCGAGAACCGCTTCCGAATCAGTTTCAACATCAACCGCCATTGCGATTTCTTCTTTAACTTCTTCTTTAACTTCCGCTGCCGCTACCTCTTCCGCTTCGATTTCTTCTTCCTCAACAACTTCTTCAGCTGCTAATTCCGCTTCCATTTCCGCAGGAACTTCCTCCTTAATCTCGATAACTTCCCCGTCTTTTACAACGTAGATTTTACCCTCGATAAGGTGTTCTCCGTCTGGTAACTTCATATTATATTTGTTTATTTGGTTGCTTAATTTAAGACCTAGAAACCCCTCAATGCTAAATCCGACTTGGTCGCTTTCTACTAACTTGTTGTAATATTCTTTGTCCGTAATTTGAGCGGTTAGCATTAACGTTCCTTTTGGGACGTCTATTCCATAACTAGAATAAGCCTTGTCTTCTTTTGGGTTTTCAACAATCCAAGCTTCGAGAATATACGCAGGAACTTTTTTATCTGTATGCTCAAGATTAAACAAATTTTGGTTGTTTAAATCCTGCATAAACTTCGAATAAATGTTTTCGATTTCCTGCTCCGTAAATTGAACGTAATACTCTTCACCCTCGTCGTTACGGTAAATATTCATAGGAATCATTGCAGGTGCTACGATTCTCATTTTAGGTTCGTCTTTGAAATGGAATATTTGCGCCGAATTAAACGCCATTCCTTTAACCATAACCGCAGGTTTAGACGTGAATGCAATCATATCGATTCCCAAGTCTTCGCCGTCGCTATATTCTTCTTCAATAGTAATTTTATAAAGAGGTAAATCTTTAGCCATACCTTATAATAGGTTAAAAATTTGTTTGTTATTTTTTTTATATTTGTTGAAAACTTAAAGAGATGATTAAACTAGGTAAAAAAGAAATTCCAAACGTGATTAACGAACTAACTATTGAGCAATTTGAAAAGGTTAGCGAGTTTACAAATAACCAAGAACTTGACGCTTTTGAAAAATGGGTGTCCGTCTTTACGTACTTGGGTGCGG